TCAAATACTCAAAGTATTTGTCAATTGATGTGTCAAGGTTTCTGTAGTCTACTACATTACCTGTCGCACGAACAACGTTATCTTTTACGCTGTAAATTGTAGCCGTTGCGCCTGATGTTTGACCTGTGATTGTTTCAGGCTTTGCAAATGCCTTCTTTGTAGTAACTTGAATAATTAAAGAATTTGTTTTTATTTCTCTAATAATTCCAGTTGCTTTACTTGTTGCGCCTACAACTTGTTCGCCACGTTGAAATGTGCCAGTTTTATTCGTAAATACAACTGTGGTTGTTTGAAGCCATTCATAATATGCTTTTAAAAAAAGCAAAAACCTCTCATTGTCTTCGAAGAATTCATCTCCGAAGAATGAGTCTAGGCTTAGTGATGGCTTGAAGAAAACTTCGTTAGACATTTTTTAGGTTCTATTTACAAGGCTGATTGTCTTATCATCTATCATTGCTACCGAAATATCAGCATCTCGAATTTGAATGATTTGATTTCGGAGTGGTAAAATGTCTTTGTTTTGTGGTACTGCTGTTAGTTTTAAAGTTGTGCCGCCATCAGCAAATGATGAAGGTGCAAAACTTGACAACACTATAGTTCCTGTGCTATAATTCAAGGTGCCAGCATTTGATAAGACACCAATTCTCTCCGATCTAACCACCTGATAGATTCGAATAATTCCATTATTTTCTTCTAAGAAGCAATTAGTCAATCCATTGTATGTGAATTCATTTGAAGTCAGTTGATTACCTACACCATAAGGATGATCTGATGGACGTCCACTTGTTGTAGGATTAATTGCATTTGAAAACTTAATCTCAATTCTTTGTGCAGTATTTAATTGAATATCTTTTTCAATTCTCATACGAACAGATATGTCTGAGTTAAGAATTGATCTTTCCGACAAATCAATTAATCTAGATAATTTTGAATATCTGAAATACTTAGAGAATTGATCAATGTCGCTATCGTTGTAATTCTTAATTGTTGTAATTGCAATATCTCTAATTGAATTCTGACTTAGTGTTGTGATGTTAGAATCATATTTTACATCAGCATTTATCAAAAGATAGATGTATTCTGGATCGACAATTTCTGTTCGAACAGTAAGAATTTTCTTTGGATTAATAATGCTTCGAACAATATTCGTTTTTTCTGTCGCGCTCAACACATCACCGACTGTGGGTTTGATAGCAACAAATACTTTACCATATTCAGGAGGTTCATTGTCTTCGCCTCCCCATACTGAAACCGAATCAACGGTGCTTTGCTGTAATAGCAGAGCCTTATAGTCTTCTACTGTAACTGCGCGATTCTGTGCTTCATATGCTTTTGGTGCGGCAAATTTTATGTGATTAATTGTTTCTTTTTCTTGTCCGCCAGCGGCACCTGCGCTTGCAGTAAACGTAATGTTTGTAATGCCGGCAATGCTACTAGCATATGAAACAGTTTCAATATCATTTGCTAATGCACCTTTAGATACAAGATATTCTAATACTACAACGTTTCCATTTTCTAATGCAACTCCAAACGTGTCATCTCCAAATTTTACCTGAAACAGTCCGTCGGAACCTTCTTCTAGAAAATATACTAAGGAGTCTGAATTAACATCGATTAAATTATCTGGACTAATAAAAGTTCTAGTTGTGGTGTCAACTGAAGAGTTTAAAACTTTAACTACAAGTGTTGATGTATCTGCGTTTGAATTCAGAAGTTGAAATTTTTGATCTGGATCATTAGTGTTTACAATAAAAGTATTTCTTACAAAAGTACCTTCGGTTAAAACAGCCTCTGTTGCAACATAAGAACCTGAACTACCCGTGATTAGAATTGACTCCGTATTTAAAAAATTAAATGTAGTGCCTTCTAGTGTTCCTATAAATTTCGTATATGCAGGAATAGTAATTGTAGCAGGTGCGCCACTAGGCGTTACAGTAAGTGTACCTGTAACTTTTGCAGAAGAAGTCGAGCGCGGGGTGTAGTTTAACGCTTTAGCCGCGTTAACTACTGATGTTCTTTTTTGTGCGGTGTTCAAAAATGCTTCATTCAACACCATGTTTAGGTAGAACGAATTATAATATGTGTTATATGCAAGCAGATCCAATAATACATTCAGTCCAGAGCCTTCAAAATTGTAGTCTCTGAATTGATCTTGAGACTTCAAATAGTCTCTTAAATTTGTTTTGATACCTTGAAAGTCTAGTTCATTAACTTTCAAATTTAGATTGTCTGCCATTTATTATGCTCTTTGTAGTGTAGTGGTGACGCTAGATTCTAAATTCATGTTCTTGATTGTATATTCAACATTAATCTTTACACCGTAATTGTTATCTGGTAGTGCTTCAACTTTTTTCAGAATAACTCTAGACTCATTTCGTTGAATTGCGTTTGCAATTTCTCTTTCCATGTCAACAATTTCGAATGGATTAAGGCTAGAGAACAAGTATTTTTTAATATTTGTGCCGTAGTCTGGCATGAAAGGTTTAGTTCCTTTCTGCGTCAGGATTAAATTCTTGATTGAACGCTTGATCGCTACTTCGTTTGTGATGGGACGAACATCTCCGGTCACAGGATTTGGCGTAAAATCTAGCGGCAAGTCTTTGTAAAATACGAGTGCCATAGCCTTTTGGTTTCTTCCTTAAATTATCTCTTGTATTTATACCACCTTTTCGGCAGTCTTCGCGTCTTGAATCTCTTTTCGTCTTTCTTTTACGGCTTTAGATAATTCTGCAAGTGCTTTTCTTGCTCTTGTTCCGGCTGCCTTTACGCCTTTTGCTTCGAATTTTTCATTCTCTGCAATGTATGTTTCAAATAAGTTTACTAAATTTTCATGGTTTGTCATAGTTTTCTCCGAGGGTTAAATTCCAACAATTGCGGTAAATCCATTTGAACTTCCGAATGTTGGTGAGTTCAATCTTAATGTTGCGGCATTTGCTACTGAGCCTGCTGTGTTTGCCGCGGCATGTGCTGAGTTTGCTTCAGACCATGCTCTTTGAATCCAAGTCACTAGTGTTTGTAGTGTAACATCATTATTTGCATCTGCAAATCTGAGGTCTGTTGCTGAGTCTAAAGAAATATAATTTGCGTTAACAGAAAACAATCCGTTGGCTTGAAACGTTGTATTTCCCGAATCAAAAGTTGCGTTTGTTTCTGTATCAATAATGATCGTGTTTGAGGCAATTGAACAGGCTTCATCAATCGTTGCAGTTAATGTGTTTGAAGTAATAAAAACGTTGTTTGATACAGTATTTGCGTTAGATATGCTATACATCTCAACGTCACTATTTGACGTAAAGGTTAAAGTTGCTTTAGATAGATTGTGACTTACTTGAATGTATCCGTTTGATTCTGTCAAACTTTTTTCAACAACTTCAATGTAATTATTTCCTAATTCTAAACAAGTGGTGTTGCCTGAATTACCATTTGTATGAACACGGCTAAAAGAACGTGTCACTTGCGTATTTGCAAACTTACTAGGAATTACACCAACGATAGCAGGTTCTTGTGCATTTAAAGAGTCTAAAAAGAAACCAAAGACCCAATCTCCAACTTCAAGTGGAGAATATAAGTTTGGTGTATTCGGTGAGTGAATTGCAGTTGCCCAAGGCAAATCTACAGTAGGAATCAAACTAGAGTCATCGTGATATCCAAAAACTCTAACTTTACATCTACCTAATGTTTCGGGGTCTCTGATATCTTCTACAACACCAACCCACCAGATAAACCCATCATGACCTAAAAAATTCTGCATTCATTATCCTCTGTGCTTGAAATACTGTATGCGTTTTTCTTGTTTAGCAATCCATTCATCTGAAGGTTTGCCTTCACCGTCATAGTATGCAAGCGGTCTTCCTGTATTCTTTGATACTAGCGCCCACTTACCATCAACTTGCTTTAATACCTCAAGCAATTCTGGTCCGAACATATCTTCTTCCCACTCTTCTTGTGAGACTGTGGTGCCTTGAATAAAATCTTTAAAACGTTTCATAGGTTGTCTAGTTCTGAAGTGTCTAACGAATCTGGTGGTGTGTTATCACGAATCCAAGTTAGCAATTGCTTCTTAAGTTCAATTTCTTTCTTTGCTGGCTTTCCTGGCTCTTTCATCACAAGATACTTAAAGTCTTTAATGACAGGGTTGCCTCTTTTGTCTCTGTATGGCTTTGATGTTTTTGGATCAACAATCAAAATAGTATTTTCTGGATTGTTTAGAATTACATAGATACCACCATTTACATCTGCTGGCAAACCAGTATTGATTAAACTGTAAACTGTTTCGGCTGCACCTTTGTGTGTTGCAAGTAAAATGTCTTCTGGCACAACTCTGCTACGTGACTTGTTATTCTTAATTGCAATCTGATAGTTTGTCAACACCCAAGTCAAATGAATGTTCTTTGGTTCGTATCCTGCTTTGAGTAGAAGCGGCAATACTTTTTCCATATCTTCTACGTCTTTGAATGTGCTGTCAAATAGAATGTTAGGCAACTGTCCTTTTTCTGCGCCAGCAAGCATTAACTCCAGCGTCTTATCTTTAGCGCCAGTAGCGCGAACAAGAACGTGCAGAATGTAAACATGCGTTGGCGTCTTCAGATTTAACTCAGACATTTTAAGTCCTTTGTCAAGAACTTCTTTTTGAATTAAGTCTCTGTCTCTTTGCGAAATCTTGTCGCCGTATTTGTCTAGCAAATCTTTTGTGCTAAACTTACCAAGATCATCTAATTTCTGAAATGCAATTTTCAATTCATCAACGTCACGAATTTTGAATTCTTCACCTT